AACGCTACTTTTTACATCTAAAAGCGATATAATGAACCACGGCGGATCTGGTGGGTGGAGTGCTTATGTTCTGTTCCATAGAAAAAATGCACCAGTAGAAGGTCAGTTTGTTGTGTTTTCTGTTAGCGTAGATAAACAGTTTACATATAAAAGGAGTGATAGATTTACGCTTACCGAAACGCAGTTAGGTATGTTTACCGCTAATGGTAAATTTGTTTCAACTTGGGCTAATAGAGGTGCTAAAACCGACCCACAAGCAAAATATTTTTTCAATATGATTAGCTACTGGGCGGCAGCATCTTTAGCTATAATAAACAATCCTAGGAACGTTACTTTTACACCTGCGGCTAACAGAGCAAAACGTAAACTAGCGCACCGTGGAATGGGTGTAGCGATGGACGCCATGCACAGAGTCGCTTGGGATGTAGATAAACCTGTTAAAGCTAAAACACCCCACGACGAAACATTTCATAAAATGCCGTACCACTATAGACGAGGCTACTGGCGCAAATGCGACAAAGATAATCCACGCGCCGAGCGTAGGCTACAAGCACCTAAGTACCAAGACCGTTTTTTATGGTGGATGTGGATAGAAGGTTACTGGGCAGGCCACCCCGCATTTGGTTATAAAAAACAATACTGGAAACCTCGTAAAAAAAGTGGCTAGTTTACAAAATAATACTTTACACCTTACAAATTTATGTGGTATAAATTACATATAAGCAAAGGAGAATCACTATGAATTACTCAGTAAGCACAGAGTTAGAGATAGAAGTTAGAGGCCAAGAGTTTGTTATAGACATTTACGCAGACGTAGATGGTGACAGAGTACCAGACAACATAGAATTAGCTTGGCACAGTAAAAAAGGTATTATGAAAGATTTACCGCCTCGCATGAAAGCATACGTTGAAAAGCATTTTGACGACGCAATAAACGAAGCAATATGTTCAGCACCGCTAGATTACGATGACTCTCAATACGATTCATATAAGGAAAGTTTCCTATGATTGATTGGCAGGATAAAATTATATTAATTATTATGGCTATATTTTTTACTATACTAGCCTTAAATATAGACAGCTTTATGGTGATGCAATGAAAACACCGCATAAAATGAATTTAAAAACTTATTTCAGGCATAAGGATAAACAAAATGGAGTTGAAACCAGAGGACAGAGATACGAGAGACAGCATAAAGAGGCAGATCGACAGACTAGAACCACTAGCGATACTACCCAACGCGCCACCTTCAGTAAAACAAGACTATAGAGACGCACAGGAAGCTATGAGGGTATTAGTAAAAAAACTAAGGGAGGAAGGAGTTAAAATATGAAACCTTGGGAGGAGTTAAGAAAAAAGCAATCCATAGAAGTAAAAGAACTTTTAGAAATGTTCAGCCATCTAACAATAGTTGAAGCTTCAAGAGCTATGGGAATAGATAGCCACGCACTTCGAACACACGCATTTAGATTCGGTGTTGAGTTTGCTAAACAGTACGGTGGTAAAACATCGATAGAAACAGATAAAAAGAAAATTAACAATCATCGAATAAGTTTACCTAAAGTTCCTTGGGATTTTGATAACGACAAAATAAAACGACACTAATAAACAATGTTTTTCAAAAATAAATTAAAACCAATTAATTTAGACGTTTACTTACCTGAGGAACTTGAGGGCTACGATATTGTCTGCAAGACAGGAAACGATAAAAAACCCTTTATGAAACCTAATAAAAACAAGTTTGGCGATATATCGTCGTGTTTTGGATTAGTCGAAATGCAAAAAAGGTCGCTAACCATAAAAGCATGGCAACAAATAGACGTTATACAAGACGATAACCAAATAAGGTTTGAGCCTGTTAATGATAAATACTTTGGTAGTGAGCTACATACGCATCAAACTTGTGGCTTTGCAGAAAAAGAAAACATAGAGGTTATTAAGATAGCACCACCCATAGCTATAACGTGTAATGAAAGTATGAACTTCTTATATACGGCAAGTCCTTTTGCGTATCATCCGCTCAACATTATTAGCGGCATCAATAATCTAAAGTACAACTGCCAGACAAATG